GGACATAGTCGGCATAGAACTCAACCTCTGGCACCCGGAAGCGGTTACTGTCATTTCTGAGCGTCCGGGAGATAGCGCGACGATATAACGGGCCTCCCTTGTCCGATATCTGCCCGCTGAAATCCTTGGACAGGCTCCCGACAAATCCGCCTTCCCCGATAACAACCCATTCGCCTCGGCTGTCTTGCGTTGTGGCTACGGCAGTCCAAGGCCCGTGGTTTGCACCCTCTGAGCGCTCGTGCCATTCCTGCGTCGAGAAGTCGTAAACCCAAGCGGGGCGGTCAGTGAATCGGATCACGCAGAACTTGTGACCCTCTTGCTCGTAATAGAAGCAATGTGTTGCGTTGTTATCTGCGATGCTGCGCGCAACCGGCGGCGTTGATACAGGCTGCAACCCTGCCCCGGTCGTCACATATGCAATGTCGTCATTGCCAACAAAGAACAGCCCGCCTCGGATCTTGGTCAGGAGGTTGAACCCCTTTAGACCCGTTGAAACGATCCCGCCTGAAACCCGCTCAAACGCCTGCGTTTCGTCGCTCGACCCGGTCTGATACCAGATTTCAATGCTGCGCTCTTTGAATATCCAGTAGTTGCCATTCAGGACAACACCCCGGACGTTGTTGTCTTCACCGGATTCCGTTGTCTTAAAGTTCAGCCCGCCGAGCGTGTCAGGGTCAGCCGGATCCGACCATTGAAACCGCCTGCCATTCAATTCGGTAAGCAGCATCCGCTGCCCCAAGGTGTCAACAGAGCCGTAATTCTCAAAAGCCCCGTCTGGGGGCTCCAGCATGGTTGTGCCGTTCCATGTGTAATAGTTGCCACCAGCTACAACAGTCACATAACCCAGGTTGCCTGCAATCGTGGTGTTTTCATCATCAGTGACCGCGCCAACAGAGGCGATATAGCCGCCCTCTGACATGGTGCTAAGGCTGCCATCCGTTACGATGTATACTTGCCCATCAACCCACTGGATTGCCCGCATGAAGGTTGAGTAGCCGCTGGAAAATATGTTTTGGCCAGGGACCGAGCGCAGCAGATAGCGCGTGTTATCGCCTTCCGTGACCGGCTCTCTATACAGGTTCAGCAGGCGTGATGTTCCCGCACCCGGAGACGTCCCTGTCTGGGCGGATTGGCCTACGAAATCAACTGTGGGCATCAGAAATACTGCGCTCTCAGGTCTGCTTCTTTCTCTGCCGCGTCAACGGTTCCGTCATCATCGAAGTCGGCCCGGTTATCGCGGTCATCAGAAATCAGCGCCGCCCGTAGACGCCCCATCGCCCGAGCAAAGCTCTCTTTCGCAGGAACTTCGAAATGGTCTGCGACCTCGACCGCAAGGAGGCGGGAAAGCGGTAGAAAGGCGTTGTCAGGCGTCGCATCCAGTGCCCATGTGATGGTAATCCCCTGCGTGCTTGGAATCTCTGCAAACAGCGTGTCCAACGTGCTGCCCGTATAGGCCGCGTCATCCGCGCTTGCGTCGGTGTCAGAGGCGAGAATCCCCAGATGCCTTAGCGCCTGATGGATCACGTCTAGCCTTGTTTTTGCCATTGCCGCGCCCTTTCACCTCCTGCCAATCAGGCAGGGTTTTCAGCTTCGCCCCTATCTCGTCAGGGACGGTCGTAATCTCGTTGGGAATGAAAACAGCCCCGCAAAACTGTCGGGGCTGCTCTCCTTTGTATCTAAGCCGCATTAGGCGTCGGCGACTGCCGCGAAGTGACCGGTGACAAGGCCGTGGTCTTTGCTGTTGAATTGCAGCTTCTCCACGCCGAGGCACTCCTCGATGCCGCGACCGGCAGCGAAGTCATAGTCATCCTCTTTTTTGCGGGTCATCTTCGGCTCTTGGCCCCAGGCGATACCCAGCGCTTGCGCGCCGCAGAAGAACACCTGACCAACGTCGATGGACGAAGCACCGACACCGCTCAGAACCGGGATTTCCGGGATTTCGCGGATGATCACGCCATCATAGACCAGATCACCATCCTGAAAGATGGGGTTCTTCTCCACGTCGCGCGGGCGCGCTTCGCGGTTGGCCTGCTGGATGGTCGCATCTTCTTTCAGGTCGCGGAACGGAAGCGAACCGGCGAACAGAACGAAGTATTCACGGCCCATGCCGTTGTTGACGCGAACCGGACGGATATGCGGATCTGCCGTTTTTGCCATACGCTTCATCAGCGAGACAGACGCAGCAGTCAGTTTGTCATTGGTTGCATCAACGTTTGCCAGCGACAACGAGTGGTCGTTCGAGGAGTTGTTCGACTTGGCGTTACCGAACAGGACGCGGTCAGTGTTTGCCGCGACCCAGGCGTCCTTGTTGCCTTCGGTAGCCGAGCCATATGCAACGCCACCAACCGAGCGGAAAGCTTCGATGATATCGTCGCGCAGCTTTTCAGCCGACCAGACCTTCAACATGTCACCAGCAGCGCGCAGCAGGTCCATTTCGGTCCAGTGACGCTCAGGCTTCTTGATTTCGACAGCGTTCCGACGCCAGTCAACCGAAATCGGCATGTTGTAGTTGTTCAGCGCTTCCTCGTTGCCGACGAGGGTGCTGGAGCCGGTCACACCAGCGCCGGAAAGGCGGGTGATCAAAGGCAGGTTGACGGTTTTGCCGCCAGAGGTCAGCTCGTACTTGACGCAAATCGGCATGTTGACCGACTTGCCCATGTACGCCTTGAAGCCGGATTCACGAACATATTCCGCGAAATACTGCGACTCCCACTTGCTGACCTGGGAGGCCGTTGCGAGGGTTGTAGTAGTCATTTTAGAGGTCCTTCAAAGGGAAAAGGGTGTGATTGTTCAGGAGAACATGTTGTCAAACGTGCTTCCTGGCGTGATCGCGTCCCGTCCGGTCGAAGGCGATTTTGCAATCGACGGGGGCGGGGCTTTTGGTTTGGACGTCGGGCTTGTCATTTCCGCCATCAATTCCTGACGGATCTGTTCCCGCAGGCTTTCCTTGTATGCGTCCGGGTTTTCACCGACCTCATTCAGGAACTTCTGCTTTTGGTGGAACTCGACAGCCGCGTGAAACGGCGAAGGCTCATTGGTAAACTGATGCGATAGCTGCGGGTTCTGGTCAAAATAGGCGATGGCCTCATTAACCGCCTCAGCGCCAAACTCACGCGCCGCAAAGAACTTGGATTGCTCCAAACGCTGCGCCTGAATCTGCTGCTGAATAGTCTGCGCTTGGTATTGCGCAGCCGCTTGCGGATCCATGTCCCAATCAGGTGCTTTCTGCTGTTCCTGGCTGGCACGGATACGCGCTTGCATTTCTGCCAATTGGCGCGCGGTCTCTTCGGCCTTGCGCTCGGCTACCTGTCGTTTTTCCCGTTCGTCCAACAGAGCTGTAACGGGGATGGCTTGCGGCTTTTCTTCAACTTCGGCAACCGGCGGCGCTGCCTCTTCTTCGCCCGTGTCAGCGGCTTCCTCGACCTCGGGGGCTTCAGGCTCTTCTGCCTTTACCTCTTGCGGTTCTTCTGCCGTTGGCTCTTCAACCTCAACCTCTGGGGCTTCAGTTACTTCCTCTGACGTTTCGTCAAGAAATCCTAGCTTGTCATCACTCATCTGCTCTCTCCAATATCGCTGTGAGACACGAAAACGCCCGAACCCCGGCGGCGGGGGCTGAGAACACCTCAACCAAGTGTGAAACGCCCGTTAAACCCGGCGGCGGTTAGCGCAGTCCTCGGGCCATCTGTGCGGCCTCGATCTGCGTTTTCTGTGCGGTCGCGCCATCCTTGGCGGCTGCGGCCATGTTCTTCTGTGCGGTCGTCTCGACCTCAATCTGGCGCAACTGGCCCTCTTGTGCGGCCTGCTGTTGCTGCGCCCGCAACTGCATCTTGCGCTGCTGCTCAAGCAGTTCCAGAACCTCTTGCTTGTCCTTGAGGGACGACGCCTTGATAATCATCTCCGGCGGAATCGGGATGCCCTGCGATGCCATCTGAGACAGTTGCTCGAACTGCTCATGCTGCAATGTCACGTGGTCCGGCGTGTCTTCGATGATGATATCAACATCCATTTCCGCCAGTACGTTCTGCATTTCAGGCTGCAACATCGGTTGGCCCGTCTCCGGGTTCGTGACCTGCACATAGCCGCCGGTCGGAACGTTAACCCCGATCCAGTCATTCTTGCCTGTCGTCTGGTCCGTAACGCGAATCCAGCGCTCATCGGTTCAGAACTGACGG